AACATCGCCGCGGCCTTCGACTGGGCCTCGCGCCTCATGTCGAAGCTGGGCGACGCGCCGTCCTGGTTCGTCCAGAAGATGAATGAGGGTGCAACCGCCTTCATGAACCTGACGACCACGCCGGAGAGCAGGGCGGCGGCGGAAGCGGCGCACGGGATTTCAAGTGATCCTCGCGATATTGCCGACCTTGCTGCGCGTCAGCGGCTGGCGGCCGGGATGGGTAATCCGGCGAACATTGCGGCAGCGCGCGATCAGACCAACGCGATCTCCTATCGCATGCGGCCGGATTCCTCGAAGGATCCCGCCAAGAAAGAGATCGAGGAGACGACCAGCGCTTACGATCGCGCGGAAGAGAGCCTCCGGAAATATATCGAGGTAAACAACGCTGCGGCCGAGACTGTCGACAAGGGTGTGGCGGCGCAGGAACGGGCCCGGGCGATGGCGCAGCTCGTCGCGGCGGCGATGAAGGACGGCCTTTCGCGTGAGGCTGCAGAGGCAAAGGCCCAATTGTCAGGGTTTGCGGATGCAGCCGCGGCCGCCGCTGAGAAGCTGGCGCGGGCGCGTATCCAGAGCGAAATTTCCTTCGGCCGTAACACGGCGTTCCTTTCCCAGGAGGATGTTGCGATCGCGCAGCAGCTCAAGGGGCTGTATCCCGATGTTGCACAGGCGCTGGCGAGTGTCGAGGCGCAGGGCCTGCGTGCCGCCTCGTCCTTCCGGCAGATCTCGAATGTGATCGAGAACAGCCTGACCACCGGCCTGTCAGATATTCTGATGGGCACCAAGAGTGTTTCGCAGGGCTTTACGGACATGGGCCTTGCTATCGTCAAGGCGATCGAGCAGATGATCATCAAGATCCTGATCGTCGAGCCGTTGATGCGGAGCCTGCAGGCGGCGGTCTCGGGTTCGGGGATCCTCTCGATCTTAGGCGGCTCGCCCGAGGCGGCTGCGGTCGCCGCCGGAACGGCGCCGGTCATGCATACCGGAGGCGTTGTTGGTGAGGTTGGCGCCTCGCGCGCGATCGACCCGGCGATCTTCGCCGGCGCCCGGCGATTTCATTCCGGCGGCATCGTCGGCGACGAGGTTCCGATTATCGCCAGGCGCGGCGAGCGGGTTTCGACGCCCGAGCAATGGGCGGAACGGGGCCGGGCGCCGATCGTCAATGTGACGCTGGTCGAGCGGCCGGGCGCGGCCGGCGAGGTCACGACGCGGCAAAGCGAGAGCGGCGGGTTCGATATCGAGGTCGCCATCGCGCAGATCGCCGCCAAGGGGGCGGTAACGCCCGGCAACCCGCTCAACCGCGTGCTGACGGATCGCATGGGCGCAGCGCCGCGCATTTCCTCGAGGTGATGAGATGCCGAACGCCTGGCCGGCAACGCTGCCGCAATATCTATTGCTCGACGGCGCGAGCCTTGGCATCGGGGATGGCCTTGCCGAATACCAGCCCGACACGGGGCCGCCGATCTCGCGGCGGCGCACGGCCGCCGTGGTGCGGCCGCTCACGGGATCGATGATCCTGAGTGATGCGCAGGTCTCGATCTTCGAGGCGTTCTTTGTGGACACGCTGATGAATGGCGCGCTGCCGTTCACCTTTCCCGATCCGCGCACGCGCGCGACGGTGCTGGTCAAGTTCACCAAGCGGCAATTGCCCGCCATGGCGCCGCGGGGTGGTGACAATTACCAGATTTCGCTCAACCTGTTGGTACTGCCCTGATGTCGCGGACGGTTTCTCTCAATTTCCGGAAAGAACTGTTCGCGCAGGAATCCGGCGAGGTGCCGATTTTCCTGCTGACGATCACGCATCCCTCGCTGGTCGATCCGGTACTGCTGTCGACGGATGCGACCGATCGGGTGTCAGTCGATCCGCTGGTCTATGGCACGACCAGCCGCAGCAAGCAGTATCTCTATGCCGGCGTCGAGCTTGAATTACCTGACGAGCTTGAACGCGCCGCGCCGGTGGCGCGGATGTCGGTCGCCAATGTCTCGCGCGACCTGATCCCGTTCGTGCGCAGCATTGTGGCGCCGGCGCCGAAGATCAAGATCGAATGCGTGCTTCTGTCAGCCCTCGACACGGTCGAGACCAGCTGGCCAGCGTTCGACATGACCGAGATCGATTATGACGTGGCGGCGATCTCGTTCAATCTGACCTTGGATGCGCTGGCGGAGGAGCCTTTCCCGGCGCTGACCTTCGGGCCGGCGCATTTCCCGGGGCTGTTCTATTGATCAGCTTTGACGGCTTTGTCGGGCTTCCGTACCGCGACCGCGGCCGCGATCGGGATGGTCTCGACTGCTTCGGCCTGCTGCGCCTGGTCTACCGCGAGGCGCTCGGAATCGATCTGCCGTCCTATGCAGAGGATTATGTGACCGCGGCTGACCGGCGCGAAGTGGCGGGCCTGATCAGTGGCCAACTCGATCCGTGGGACCGTATCGAGGAGGGGGCTGAGATCCCCGGCGATGCGCTTCTGATGCGCAATGGCCGGTTTGCCCAGCATGTCGGCGTCGTCGTTCCTCGACGTCGCGTTCTTCATATCGAGATGAGCGGCGTGACCAGCCGTATCGAGCCTTACGACCACGGCCCGCTTGCCCAGCGCAAGGCCGGCTTTTACCGCTACCGGAATTCTCCCCCCGCATGACCCTCGTCCCCAGAGCGCTAGACGGCGAAGTCCTCTCGCCGCGCCAGACCGTTCGCGTCGTCGGCCGCGCCCATGTGCTGGCCGGCGAGCGCTTTGATTTGCATCTGCCGGCCGGGCTGTCGATATCGGAGCTGCTTGAACTCGCCGGGGTTGCGGGGCGGCCGGTATCGGTGCGCCTGCAGGGCCATCCGATCGAAGCGCGGAATTTTGCCAAGATCCGCGTCAAGCCGGGCGCGACGTTGACGGTCGTTCCCGTCGCCGGCAATGGCAACATGCGCCTGGTGCTGTCGGCGGTCGTGGCGATCGCGGCGCTGGTGATCGCGCCCTATGCGGCGCCCTCGATCGCAACCGCCTTTGCGGCAATCGGCGTCACCGTCTCGGCAGCCACCGCAACGGCGATTGCAGCCTCGGCGTTCATGATGGCGGGTACGCTGGCGCTCAGCATGCTGTTTCCGGTGCGGCCCGCATCGAGCAACAATGTCGCCAGCAACAGTCTCAATTCGATCCAGGGCGCCAACAACCAGGCCAATACCTTCGGCGCCGTTCCGGTCGTGCTCGGCCGTCACCGGCAGTCGCCCTATTATGCGGCCAAGCCCTACACCGAGATCTCCGGCTCGGACCAGTGGCTGCGCCTGCTGTTCTGCCTCGGCTACGGCCCGCTCGATATTTCCGACCTGAAGATCGGCGAGACGCCGCTCTCGTCGTTTGCCGACTACCAGCTCGAGATCAAGCAGGGTTTTCCCTCCGACACGCCTGTCACGCTCTATCCTGGCACGGTCGATGAAGTCTCGCTGCAGATTGAGCTCGGCGCGGGCGTGGATGGGCAATTTCTGCTTTCCAATCCGGGACCGTGGAACCAGCAGACGACGGCGCCGGATACCGACCATATCTCGCTCGATTACACGGCGGTGGCCGGCATCTATGCGACCGACCAGAATGGCACAGAGGTCTATTTTTCCGTCTATATCGAGACGCAATACCGGCTGGCTGGCTCGGTCGGGGCGTGGTCGACGCCCTCAGAACAATACGTGGTTTTCCAGCGTTCGGTCGATCCCACGCGGCGGGGACTCGTCATCGATGTGGCGCGCGGCCAATATGAGGTACGGGTTCGCCGCGCCAATGGACAGGGCGCGCCGCAGTACACCAAGGACAAAATCATCTGGACGGCGCTGCGGTCGATCAAGAACGTCGCGCCGCTGAATTTCCCGAAGCCGCTCGCCCTGGTCGCCTTGCGCATTCGCGCTACCGACCAGCTTTCGGGCGTGATCAATACGTTCAATTGCATCACGACGTCGCTGGTCAAGAGCTATTCGGGGGCGGGATCGGTCTGGAACAACGATACGGCCTCGCAAAATCCGGCTGATCTGTTTCGCCATGTGCTGCAGTCGGCAGCCAACGCGCGGGCGGTCCCGGATTCGGAGCTGGACCTCGCCACCATTCAGGACTGGTGGATCTATTGCCGCGACAACGGTTTTAAGTTCAACCAGGTGGTGAACGCGACCGGCTCGGTGCAGGAAAAGCTTGCTGACATTGCAGCTAGCGGCCGGGCCGTCGTCAATTTCCGCAACGGCAAGCGCAGCGTCGTCTGGGACCGGCCGACAGATACGGTTGTCGACCACTACACGCCGCGCAATTCCTGGGGCCTGAAAGGCCACAAGGTCATTGCCCAGCAGCCGCATGGCTGGCGCGTGACCTTCATCAACGAAGAGAACGGCTATACCCGAGACGAGCGCATTGTCTATGACGATGGGTTCAATGAGGGTAACGCGACCCTGTTCGAGGGAATCCAGTTTCCCGGCGTTACCGATCCCGACCTGATCTGGAAGCATGGCCGCTTTCATATCGCGCAGGTGCGTTTGCGGCCCGAGACCATCTCGATCAGCGTCGGCTGGGACCAACTGGTTGCCGGCATGGGAGACCGTATCGAGCTTGCCCATGACGTGCTGCTGATCGGCCTGGCCTATGGCCGGGTCAAGGCGATCTCCGGCCAGGTGGTGACGCTGGACGAGATCTGCACGGTCGATGTCGGCAAGACCTATGGGCTGACCTTCCGCGTTGCGGACGACACGCGCTCGGTTACGCGCGCGGTCGCTGTCTCAACGACGGCCGGTGAATACACCCAGCTCACGCTGGTCGGCGATCTCAGTCTCATCGAGGTCGGCAATCTCTTCGTGTTCGGCGAGACCAACCAGATCACGGCGACCTATCGCATCAAGGAGATCAAGCAGCAGCGCGACCTGGTCGCGACGTTGACCCTCGTTGACGATGCGCCGGAGATATCGCTCGCCGACCAGGGTACGATTCCGGCCTATTCTCCGCATGTGACGATTCCGCCCGATCCGTTCACCTTGCCGCCACAGTATTTCGGCTATGCCGAACTCGTCGAGGGCGATGGCGCGACCGCGCGGGCCTTCGTGCTGCTGTCCTGGCAGGTGCCGCCGCACAGGGTAGCTAGCTCGGTCGAGGTCCAGATCAAGGACCTCGACGCAGCGTCGCCCTGGGTGACGGTTGGCAATGCGGTCTTGCCGGCCACATCGCTGCAGCTGCCGATCACGCGCGCGGGCACGTTTTCGTTTCGGGTGCGCGCGCTGTTTGTCGACGGCACGGCCTCCAACTGGTCGGCCATCGAGAGCGTGCTCCTGCAGGGCCTGCCACGCGCGCCAAGCGCAGTCGAAAACCTGCGCAATACCTACATCAACGGCCGCTCGTTCCTGTTCTGGGATAACCCCGAGGATGTCAGGACATCGATCAAGATCGAGATCCGTAAGGGCACGGCGTTCGCGGCAGCGCAAACCGTCGATGCCGCTGCCGTTTCGCCCTGGCAGACGCTCGGCGATGACACCTATTGGGTACTCGCTTATGCGACTAGTCCCTTCGGCACCAAGGTGTATTCGTCATCGGAATCGATCGAGGTTGAGGGCTCGGTCGCGGTCGAGAACATTGTCGTGTCCCATGACGAGCGCAGCGAGAGGTGGGGCGGTACGTTTCTGGGCTCGGTCGGCGTCGATCAGGACAACAATTTCCTGCGCACGGGCAGCGCAGATGATTTTCTCGGTCGTTCCAACTTTCTGGGCGCGGCGAATTTTCTCGACGGCGACGGCACCTCGCAGAGCGGGGGCACCTATTGGTCGCCCTATGTCGTCAACACGGGCGGCGTCAACTTTTGCCGCGTCTCCAACGACTGGACTGCGGTCGGCACCGCGGCCGATGATGATTTTCTCGGGCAGACGGATTTCCTGGGCAACCCCGATTTTCTCTCGGCGGCGCGCACGCAGTTTATCCGCGTGCGCCCCGTCATCCGCGTCTCGCAGGTTGGTCCCGTTCCAGTGTGGGGCGATCCGCAGGTGTGGTCGCCCGATGTCTATAAGGGCTGGATGTATCAGCTCGGCATGCAGTTCGAGGTATTCGATCCGCAGACGATCGCCTTCCTGACCGCATGGTCCTGGTCGATCGACGTTCCGGATCGTCTCGACAGCTATCAAAACCTCATCGTGCCGGATACGGGGCTTGCGATCACATTCCGCCCGACTGGCGCACCCGCGGCCATTCCCTTTAACGGCGGCCTCAACAGCGAGGCGCTGCCGCATTTGACGCCTTCGATCCGCAATCCCACTAACGGCGACCTGGTCGTGTGGGAATCGCTGTCGCTGTCTGGGGTCACGATCAAGGTGATGAACGGCGGCGTCGCTGTCACACGCAACGAAGTGAACCTGCTGGTTCGCGGCTACTGAATTCTAGAAAGGGAAACCGAAGCATGAAGCGCTATTCCAACGCATTGCTGGCGGCTGTCGTCGCGGCATTCGTCTCGATCGCCACGATGATCGTGTTGCTGCCGTTTGGTGGCAGCGCCTCGCAGAACAATCAGTATCTGCCTACGACAGGCGTGTTTAACGGCCTGACCGCCGCAAACACGCTCAACAACGCGATCGCCTCGCTCAATACCTGCAACTCGGGATCCTCGGCGCCAACCAATGCGCTCGGCGGGGCGGCCGTCGAGGGCATGTGTTGGCTTGACACAACGTCTTCCACGCTGAAGGTCCTGAAGCGATATACGGGGTCGGCCTGGGTCGTCGAGGGCGTGCTCGACGTCACCAACAGCCGCTGGTCTCCGCCGATCGGCGGCGGCACTGCGACCGTGAATAGCGCCGCCACGACGGATCTTTGCGCGTCTCCTCAGGCAGTGCAGACGATCAATAACACCACGACCATCACGTCGTTCGGTTCGAACTGCGTGGTCGGCATCCGCAAGACGCTGATCTTTGCCGGCATCCTGACGCTGACGCATAACAGCACATCGCTGATATTGCCTGGCGCTTTCAGCCGCACGACCGCGGTTGGTGACGTCGCGGAAGCTGTCTATCTCGGCTCGGGCAATTGGCGCGTCGTAAGCTATGTCACGATCGCCAACGTCGTGCGCACTGTCACCAAGCAGGTGTTTACGGCGGGGGCGAGCGGCACCTATACGACTCCGGCGGGCACCACCCGCATTGAAATCCATATGGTTGGCGGCGGCGGTGGCGGCGGCGGTGGCGGCAACTCCACCGCGGCCACGGCGGGCGGCAACACTTGCTGGAATGCGAGCGGCGCGGCCTGCACGAGCCCGGTTTATCAGGCCGGTGGTGGCACGGCGGGCGTCGGTGCCAACGGTGTAAGCGCTGGCGTGCCGCCTGCCGGAGGCACGGTATCAGGCAGCGGCACCTGTGACTGGAGCGTTGCTGGCGGCTCAGGGACAGCCGGCTTGGGTCTCTCAACGAGCAACAACGTGGCTGGTGGTCCCGGCGGTAATTCCACGCTCGGGGGGGCCGGGGGCGGCAGTGCGGCCGGCGGGGCGGGCGCATCCGCTGCTGCTAACAGCGGCTCGGGCGGCGGCGGTGGGGGCATCAACGCGACCTCGTCTGCCGCCGGCAGCGGCGGCGGCGCGGGCGCGACCTGTCATGTCATCATCAATAGTCCGGCCGCTACCTACACCTATGCGGTAGCGGGAACGGCGGCTGGTGCCAGTGGCACTGGCGGCGGCGCGGGCGGGACCGGTGCGGGCGGGCAGATCATCATTTACGAGCACTGATCCACGCCCCAGATCGAAGCCAAGCAAGCCGCCTCCGGGCGGCTTTTTGCTGTCTAGGGGTAGCACTTCCTTCCAAACGGAGATTCCGAAAATGACGATCGCAGCCCTTGTGGCCGGCGGTCCCGTTCGCCTGGGTGCGATCGGGCCGGTGGTGACGGCAATCCAGATGGCCCTTCGCAATGACGGCCGGGACATCCAGGCCGATGGCGAATTCGGCCCGATCACGCTCGTTGCGGTGAAGGCCTTCGAGGCGAGCCACGGCCTGCCGGTAGACGGCGTGGTCGACCAGAAGGACGCGGTCGCCCTCGACAAAATCGCGCCGCCTCCGTCCGTCCTGAAGGTCGCGCCGTGGCTTGCGACCATGCGCGCGCTCACGGGAACGAGGGAAGCGCCGGGCTCGAAGGACAATCCTTTCATCATCGAGATGGCGCATGAGGTCGTGCGGCGCTATCCGGACCTGAAGGGGAACGTCGGCTGGTACAACCACGACAGCATTCCCTGGTGCGGCCTGCAGATGGCCTATTGCATGGCGATCAACGGCATCAAGCCGAGTCCGGCGCCGCTCTCCGCGCTCGATTGGGCGGGCTGGGGCGTCGCGCTGAAGGTGCCGACGCCGGGCGCTGTGCTCGTCTTCATGCGTCAGGGGGGCGGTCACGTCACGCTCTACGAGAGCGAGGATAAGGATTTCTACTACTGCCGCGGCGGCAACCAGTCGGACATGGTCAACGTCACCAAGATCCCGAGGTCGCGCAATATCACGGCGATCCGCTGGCCTGCCGGCGTTCCGCTGCCGACCGCCGGCCGCAAGATCGGCGCGACCGGCAACGCCGTGAAGGCGGGCAGCGAGGCGTGAGCGTGCTCACGATCGTGCTCGCCGCTATCGGGCTGTTCGTCGCCCTAAGCCTCCTCCGCAAATTGCTGCTCTGGATGTTCCGGGCCTGATTTCCGCCGCGCGACGGCATCGCGCTCTTTCAATGGAGAACTGACGTGAACACCAATCTGATTCACAACATCCTCAACTTCCTGATCGCCATCGTCGGCGGTCTGGGCGCCTTCGACTTCTCTTCGATCGTCTCGCCAACCGCGGCCGCCACGATCGTGTCGGTGCTCGCCGCAACAAAGCTGGTGATGAACGCACTGCGCGACGGGCTTGCCGGCATGACCAAGGCGCAGCCGCCGGTCCAGTCGTGACCTGGTTCACGTTCCTGGCGGCAGCGCTCAAGGCGCTGCCGCTGGTCCTTCAGCTGATCCAGCAGATCAAGTCTGCGGCAGATGCCAAGGCAAACCAAGGCATCGGCTATGACCAGGCTGTGGCGGATGGGCTGAAGGCCGCAAACGAGCAGCTTGCCATGGCGGATGCCGCGGTCGCGGATGCCAAGGCCCGGCAGGCGGCGCATCCCAACAGCGATGACGGCCGCGATACGCAATTCCGGAGAGACTGATGCTGCTGCCCTTCATCCTGCTCGCTTTGCTCCTGCTCGCACCGCCGGCGCATGCGGGAACATCGATCTGCCGCCCGACGTTCAATGACTTCCTCGAGTTCGAGTGCAGGGAGAAGGAAGGCAAAAAGGATGCGGCATCGTTTTGCGATGTGATGAACCGGCAGGGCGGGTCGTTTCGCTGGTCGCGCAACGATACCAACGAGACCAAGGATCGCGCCGATCTCATCAACGCCGCCGGCAAGCGGCTCTGTGGCTGGAGGCGCTAGGCAATGACCACACGCAGGAAGCCGCCAACCGTGATCGACACGAGCGATTCATCCTGGCATCTGGACCGAAAAGTGCCGGTTGCGATCATCCTTGCGCTGCTGATGCAGACCGGCGGAATCGTGTGGTGGGGCGCGACAGCTGCGGAGCGGCTCAACGCGCTTGAGCGCAAGGTCGAGAGCGCGGCCCCCCAGGCGGATCGCCTGACGAAGGTCGAAACCAGACTGGAAGCCGTGCAGGACGGCATCAGCGAGATCAAGTCGATCCTGCGTAGAGAGCCGGCTCCCGCGCCCAAGGCGCGGTAGCGGCCCCACCGAAAGCACGAACATGATTTTCCGCCTGCTTCTGGCGGCGCTGGTCTTTGCCGGCGCAACGCCTGCCTTCGCCTCCGAACACGGCATCGCCTCTTTCTACGGCGGCCGTCACCACGGCCTGAAGATGGCGAACGGGCAGATATTCAACCAGTGGTCCGGCAGCTGCGCGCACAAGGAACATCGGTTCGGGACGAAGCTGCGCGTCACGGCGCGATCGGGCCGCGCTGTCGTCTGTGTCGTTCGCGATCGAGGCCCGTTCATCAAGGGGCGCATTGTCGACCTGTCGGTCGCCGGCGCGCGCGATCTCGGGATTTTGGGGCAGGGCGTTGCGCCCGTCACGGTGGAGGTGATGCCTTGAGTGCAACGGACAAAGCGCTCCTGACGCTCGCGGCTGTGGCTGCGTTCGCCCTTGTCGCCTGCCTGATCCAGAACGCGATCGACAGGCCGAGAAAGTGAGCCGCGCACCGTGAACATTTTGCTCAAAGACTTCACTGATGAACACGATGCCTACTTCGACGCTTGCGCGCGCATCCGGGATATCTCGAAGACGGCGCTGATCACGAAGCTGCTGGACGTGATCGCCCGCGATCAACTGGTGTTGAGCATTCTCGACGACGACAGCAAGCCGTCTCCAAAGAGGAAGTACGAGCGTAGCTATCGTCCAAGGGCAGGCACCGCATGACCGACCTCACCCGCAGCGACGACCCCGAGCATGAACTGTTCCGCAAGTACAGCATCGCGCTGCGCCTATGGGCGAGGAAGTTCAACACGGCAGAGATTGCGGCGCATCTGAAAGAGCCGGAGCACATTGTGCAGCGGTGGATATGGCATTGGCGGGAACTGAGCAGAGAGGGAATGACGTGACTGAAGATCAGATCAAGCACATGGTGGACCGGTTCCTTAACTGGAAGCTGCCCGAAAACTTCAACCCTGATGGTGGGATCAGCTTCAAAAAGACCTTCAATGAGCACACCGCTCATCCCATGAAGCATGAGCCGGTCGGCACGAACCTGCTCTCCGCCATGCAGGCCACCGAGATGGTGCGTCATATGATCGAGGGGATGGATGCGAGCGCCGCAGCGGCCGAGGTCGTGCGGCTGAAGTCAGATTTATCCTTGGTCATTGCCGAGCGCGACGCTGCTGACGAAGTGGCGCGAACGGCACGCGCCTATGTCGAAGCTATGGAGCGGCGGCTCGCCGCACTCAAACCGTCGTGAGCGGGGGTGGCGATGAACCTGCACTTTGGTCCGCCCAATCATGTCGGCGGGCTTCGCTTCCATCATGGAACGCTCCGCGCCAAGGGTTACGAAGATCAGGAAGTCTACTTCGAACACCCGATCAAATGGTGGTTCGGAATCAGCTTTGCGCGGCTGTTCATCGGCATTATTCGCACCGACCGGACCAGAGACGTGCGTGAAGCGCGCCGCCCGTCAGAAACGGTGATCAACGCACCACCCGGTAGCGCTTGACCGCCTTCTTCCTCGGTGGCTTTTCCGGCTCCTCCCGCCCATGGTGCAGGGCCACTTTCATCGCAATCTCCGACAGCATCAGGATTCCGCCTCGCTCGGCTGAGATCATCAGCTCCCGGATGGCGGTCTGCCAGTGCTGCTGTGCTGATTCCTCGGCGGGCAGCGCC